CAAAGTCTTTCCTTGCGTCACCAAGTTCACGACCCTTTTTAGATAGAGATTGTTCAGTAGAATAACCTTTAATAAGATCATTAAAAGAAACTTCAGCATCTTGTCCATCGATCTTAATAGATACTTTTGCTTCTAAGTCTAATTCTTCAGGAGTAAATAATGTAGTGTCTTGGGTAGCGGATTGTTCATCGGCATCCTCAACCACTTCTTCAACTTCTTCGGTTTCAGCTTCTTCTTCAACTTCTTCGTTTACAGGTTCATCAGTTTCTTTCGGGTCTTCTATTTCTTCTGATTCTCCTGGGTCTACTTCAGGTACTTGCTCTTCGGGTAGAGATTCTTCTTTCGGTACGAAGTCCGAATTAGAAACAATGTCAGCCAGCAATTGTTCTTGTGTTCGACCATCCGGTGCAATAGAGTCATCCTTTGTTGGGGTAGAGTCCACTTGTGCTTCGGGTATTTGCTCACTCATTTCTTAGTTACCTCTTTTTTAGGTTTTAATAGTGAATGGTATCTCTGTTGTAATTGATACAAAAAATATAATTTATCACAGTTAAGTTTAGTTTTACCACCACTTCTGCTTGAATCATATTCTAATGTATTAATCATTTCATTAATATTTTCTAATAACTTATCGTAATCAATTTCTCGATTCGCCATCATTGCCCTCCTTTAGGTATGGAATATTTTTTCCATATGTCTCGAAGTTTATCATTCTTTCTTTGACACTACCAAGTGCCATAGCTGAAGAGTAGAGGAACTCTCGAGATTTAGTTTCATGTGGTTCAGTCTTTAACCATTCCACAAATAAGTCAATTAAGACTTCGCCATATACTTCATCAAAAAATTCATCTCGTTCTCTAGATGCGAAGTGCCCTTTAACATGGGCACGCCGCGCTAATTCTTCGGGATGTATTTTATGTTTACCATATGACTTATCATTACCCAGCCTCTTCTCGGCTGTCTCCCGATACTTATCCATATTAGCCGCCAAATGCAGATACTAATAGTGGAGTTACAACTTCTTTTGTTAGGCCAAGAGCTAGTACTAATTTAATTCCAAAACTAACTACGCCTGAAAATGTAATCGGATCCATAATGTCCTCCTATTTAATTTTAATTGTTTTTGGTTTCTTTGCTTCGGGTATTACCCTAATCAAATTAACAGTCAAAAGACCGTTTTCTAATTTTGCATCTTCAACTCTTATATCTTCTGCTAAAGCAAATTCTCTTGTAAACTTTCTATATGAAATACCTTTGTAAATATTTTTACTATCTTGATTATTTTCTTTTACAGATTTTATAGTTAATACATCATTAGCTACCACCACTTCAATATCTTTTTTACTAAAGCCTGCAAGAGCCATTTCAATTTTAAAATCGTAATCGTTTTCTCTTATAATATTATATGGTGGGTATGAGCTAGTTACCCTAGAGCTACTAGCTAATTGGTCAAATAGCCTATCAAACCCTACAGCGTAAGGTGTAAACGTATTTAAGTGATCTAATAAAGTTAATGCTTGATTCATAAGTTTTCTCCTTTGTAAGCAAGAATATTAGTAACCCATTAGGCGTTACTATTTATTAATTATTTAAGATGCTAAATGAATATATAATTTTTCATCTTTTTGCGCAACTGTTCCATGAGCAGTTTTAACGCTTGTTAATGTTTTAGCAGCATTAGCAAGACCTGATAATATTGTAAAATCTTTTTTCTGTATAGTTATACCAGATTGCTCTACTGTTGATCCTCCAGTTGTTACGTCAAATGTAACAGCAGCATCAGTATCATTAACAATTAATATACTAGTTCCTGATACGGCTCCTCCTGATTGTGCTGCACCAACACCTGATGCATTAATTGTAACTGTTGCCATAATTATTCTCCCTTTAAGATTTGTTTGGCCATCATTATTATCTGAGCATAGTTAGGATGCTCAGCTATTGGGGCACCTTCTTTAGTTGCTTTAATAGTAAGGTCAGCCCATTCTTGATAATGTTTATCTATAGCTACAGCTAATTGTTTTGCATTATCATCTTCAGTATTTTTAGTTTGAGCTTGAGTATAACCAACATTAGCCTCCGCTAAAGCGGAATCAGCCATAGCTTTCTTTTGCTCTATTTGTAATTTTTGTTCAGCATCTTGCGATTGCTTTTGAATTGTTTGAGCAGCCTTTTGCTTAAACTCATCAGTAGTATAATCTTCTAAGAAATCATTACTATCTAAGTTCATTGCTTCAATTAACTTGGTAGCTAATATAGCAGGTGCTTCAGGTTTAACTACTATACCTGCACCAGCAGTATTTAATGCTGGTAATATTTCACCACCTATCTTAGATAGCTTTTGAATTTGATTAGCATTAGAGTTTTCACCAATATCTAATAAAATTTCTACATCCATATTAGAAGGTAAATTATCTATATTAACAGTACCATATACACCATCTAAATTATATGACATTTTACCTTTCATATTTTTATGCATAGTTTCATATATACCAGCTACTAGCTTTTTAAAACCCGTCTCAGCAAACCTACGTGCAATATGTTGTATTCTTTTCTGTGCTGCAGACTGCACAGCAGCTAGCTTTTGTTCTGAGTTACCTGATATATACAAAGTATCATTAAGGCCCTGTGCGGCCTTTGACATGCCCGTTGCTTGCTCCTTTATTAGCTGTAAGTATTCTAATACTGGTACAGTACCTGGTGATATTGTTTCAGGTTGCATTTGTTGTACTGCATTTACCGGACTACCGTTAGTTGGTATAATCTGTTTAGGCTTCATATTCTGTAATGCACTAAAATCAACTACATTAGGATCTGCAAGTTTAGGTGAATAGTTAGTTAAGTAAGTATTCTCTACAAATCCACGTAGTATAGCAGTAGATGCTAGTGTAGAACTACGTGTAAAGTCTGCCATTGACAAACCATAAAACTCAAATGGTATGTCTATAGGTGTAAGACACGCTAATGGTATGCTATCAATGTCTTCTTCATACATTATATAGTCGCCAACAGTTATTATATGCTTTAACTCTGCAATACCGTCGCCATCTCTGTCCACATTTAGCCACGATTCTGTAACTGTTACCGGTTTATTAGCTTCTAATGGCGCATCATTCTCTACCATGCTGCCTGATATGTACTCTTGTCCTGTAATTTCTTTTCTTGCAGCAACTTCTTGCGAATATCTTAGACTACCTGTGTAAGCTGTGTCACCTAATTCGTCCCATTCTGTAATATTTGCAGTTTCTTCGGGATAATGCTTACGTAATTCTGATCTTGTCATCTCTGTTTGTATACCAACAAAAGATGATTCATCAATTGACGTAGCTTCACGTGATATTCTAAAATTTTCTGGTGGTACTAACTCTAATTTTACACGAGATCTGTCAATTGCTCTTTTTAATCGTACATTCATGTACACTACTTCAGCTTGTGGCTGTTGTCCTTGCAAAGGATCTTGCTCTGCAAAAACATTTGCAGACTGTAAATCTCCAACAATTTCTATATTTTCATCTGATAACAGCTCATCAAGCTTTGCTTGGGATATTTGTTCGTATTCTTCAAACTTATGGTCAAAATCTTCTATATATGTCCAACGACATACAGAATTTTTCCATAATAATGCAGATTTAATCCACTGAGACATAAGCTCCCAGCCGTTATTTTTTTTAAACAAACAATAATTTACTATAGCTGAAGCATCTTTGGCCGCAGCAAAGCTGCCTGGTGAGTCATCATAAGGTACAAATCGTGCTAACTTATGATTACTTAAAAATAAATCGGATATAATTGCAGTATATGCTTCAACAACTTCTGTTGTAGATGTATCAACAATAGCACTTACGCCTTGTGGTGATAAATGACTTTCAGGTACACCAGCATATTCATATGTAGCTTTTAATCTTTCTCTTGATAGATCTGCTGAATCTAGCCAATCACCGCTAGAATTCATTATACCTCTATCAATAAGCTCAACTAATTCATCATCAGTTACAGGTTCTTTATATCCATGAGGTTCGGTCATCTCTTACCTCCTTGATGCATAAGAACTTTCTTTTTTAAGTCCTGTAAATCTGAAACTGCGTATGAACCAGGTTTAGGAAGAGTTCTAGGTTTTTTATTTTTATCTTTCTTTCCTTTACCTGATAAATATTTAGGCTCATTACCATTTTGTATAAATCTTTCAAACATATTCCGCTCCTGGGATTTTTAACATGTACATTCTTTTTTGTTTGCTAGCTCTGCTAATAATTCTTTATTTCTTTGTAGCAATTTGTAATGTGCTTTTTGTAATTCTTTCAAATCCATTTTAACTAACCATAAAGCTTGCCTTGCAGATAACATTTCTCTTCTTAATGTTTCTTCAAAACTTTCTTCATGGTTTTGCCATCCTTGTCCATTGATAACCATATCATCCTCTTTTACTCATCCATGCTGAAGTACCCATGTATGCACCTACTATACCAGCACCTGATATATAAAATAAGTTACTTACATCTGATAGAGCTTCAACTCTTTCTAATGGTACCCACGGTAAAAACATTGCTACTGTAAACACACCCATACCTATTAAAGTATATCTAGCCATTCTAAGTTGGCCTAACTGTTTACGCAGTGCAGCTTCTGTTTCTTTTATTTCTTTTAAATGCAATAGCTCTTCATCAGAAACTACACCATCACCGTCTTCATCATACTCATTAAATCTTGAGTTTTTCTCTAAGTTCTTCTGTATTGCTTTCATTACCATTGTACTTTTCCGGGTTTGTAAATTGATCCGTACATTTTTGTTTAATAACTACAAATGGTAATTTATTATTTATTATATCAAATTTCATTTCTTCTATTCTTACT